ATGAGTTTGAGTCTGTTGAGGAGTTCAACGAGTTCCGATTGCAGGTTACAGACTTCATTCTCAAGACCCTTAAAGAGGGGTACGAGGAAAAGGATGCTCTCGAAAAAGACATGAGCGCCTACATCGACTAACGTTAACTTTACTCCCATAAGATTAATATCTATGGAATGGCATAGGAAGTGATTCTGATGCCATTTCGCTTTTTATGTATCTATCAATAAATCAATAGCTTAATTAATATTTTCTTGTCAGAAAATCAGCCGTTTGGTATATCAAGCTGATTTTAACTTACTTTTGAAGAAAAAGCTACTGACATGAATATCGCAAGCGACAAGATTAAACACTTCATAGTCTGCATAATAGTTGGCATGGTGGCATCGCTTCTCGAAGCTGCCTATGGTGCTACGTATATGCAATCATTCCTCGCCGGATATATGGCTGGCATGGCCATTGGTGTTGGTAAGGAGTATGGCGATAAGTGCAATCCCTCAAATGATTGGGATTGGGAGGACATCGGGGCTGATGCCCTTGGCTCCATTGTCGGTGCTGCTGTCGGTGCGCTGCTTGCACTCATCAACTAATATTCAATATTATGACTTCGACATTATCCGACATCTTGCGCTGGCTGCTTACACTATTGGGAGCACTCCTTGCGCTACTCGAACCGACATTCCCATTCTTGGGCATCTGTACTTTCATGATTCTTGCTGACTGCTATACCGCGTGGTCACTCTCCAAGCGAGCAGCCAAGGCTCATCCGGATAGGGTGAGCAAGGATGGCAGGAAGTTCAAATCACATCACTTCGGGCTGGTTATAGGTACGATAATTAAATCATACGCTCTGATCGTGATGGCATACTTCATCCAAGTACATATTACTGACGGCCTACCCGTTGACTTGACCAAGGTTGCAGCTGGTGCTATCTGCTTCTGGCAGCTATGGTCAATCTTGGAGAATGAATCATCCTGCAACGGCGCCAAATGGGCGAAGGTTCTACAAAAGATAGTTGTGGATAAGACCAGCCGACATTTCGATATTGACTTGAGCGGACTAACCAAAGACAGCGACAATGGCACAGCTCAGTGATATGATACCGTTCCTGCTCTACGTCGAAGCCTACGGTGCAAAGAGCTGCAAGGTCTACAAGACAGTCAACGGTAAGAAAGTCTATGCCGGCTATGACCCCTCCAAGGCTTCGCTTGAACAACAATTTTGCGAGTGCGAGGATTTCCTCGTTAAAAACAACAAGCTCAAAGTTTCTGGCGACAAGGGAGGCTTGACTATGTGCGGTGTGACATTCTCCACCTATGCCACATACTGCAACAAGGTAGGCAAGACAGCGAAAGAGAGCGGGCTAAAGACGTTGAGTTACAATGATTGGTACACCATCCTCCACACAATGTTTTGGAATCGCTGGAAAGCAGACCAAATCACCAATCAGGCCATTGCTAACATCCTGGTTGATTGGTATTGGATTTCAGGTATCAATGGCGTCAAGCGACCGCAGCGCATCCTCGGAGTTAAGGATGATGGCATCGTTGGCCCAAAGACCGTAGCAGCCGTTAACGCTGCCGATCCTCAGGTGTTGTTCGACAAGCTAAAGGCAGACCGTTTCGCCCACTTCAAGGAGATAGTTGCGAAGACACCATCCCAACAACAGTTCTATAATGGCTGGGTTAACAGAGTGAACATGATTCATTTTGATTGTTTCAAATACACATAAGCGATGACAACGACTACGAAAGAAAATATCAAGAGTGCTGTGTGGGTGGGGGTGTTCCTACTTCTTCAGGTTCTGCTCCTGCTCGGTATGTTCCTATGTGGTAGGCGTTCGGTCAACTCCGGAGCTACCTCAACGCTGTGCGACACAATACGCTATATTGATACTGTCAAGTTCTACAAGCCTACGCCGAAGCAGGTGCTGCTTACCAGATACGAGACAGTAAGATTGCCGGTTGCCGAATTTGGTAGGGAAGATAACTTCATGACCAACGACACCATTCAGGCTGACAGCATCTCCGTAGTCGTGCCGATTACTCAGTCTATCTACCAAGACAGTACATATACCGCATGGATTAGCGGTTACCATACCTCCCTCGATAGCATATATATAGCGAATCAACGAGAAGTGATTACGATTACTCAATCAAAGCCTCCCAACCGTTGGCACCTCGGAGTATCAGCGGGCTACGGATTGACCCCCAAAGGGATTCAACCTTGGGTGGGTATCGGCCTAACGTATTCCATTGTAGATTTTTAAGATTGATGTGTTTTTCATGGTTTATTTTTAAGGGTTAAAAAAGGGAAGGCCTCGTAGCGATTACGAGACCTTTTTTATTGGTTGACTGAACAAATTTCAAGTATATTGGTAATACGGTATGGAGCACTGTGATAATGTGTGATGATGTGGGTGCTCCGATGGGGCTGTGCCATTCGTGGTGCAGCCCTTTTTCATGCTGTCATACCATAGTGAAGATGGTAGCGTTCGAGCATCGCATCAATTTCGGCTACGGAGCGAACGCCCAATCGGCGCATGGCTCTGACCTCATCGCGGGTATGGCTTAGAAGATCGCCGAGAGTCTTGACGCCTGAGCGCTCAAGGCTGCATAGTGTTCTGATGTTGAGGTCGAATCCCACAAGGCTCTGTGAGAATAACTTTTGGAGATGATACTTCATCTCGTTATACTTTCTGTCGAAGCTGTCTGGTTCTTTGGTGGAGGGGGTGACGAACATAGCGGGAGAGGTTTATATATAAAAAATGCGAGGAGGGAACCACCCACTCCTCGCGTAAGTCAAACGCTTTAAAATACTTACTCATGGAAAAGTAGAGCACATATAAAGTGTTGCTGCAAAGTTAGGGAATTTTTTTGAAAATTCCCAATCTTTCCCAATTATTTCCCTATTTTATGCTGATTAAGGTTGTCAATGACTTGCCGGATGGCTTTCGTGGCCATCTCGGGAGTGACGCTGATGTAGCTGTATAGGCTTGACCCTCCTTTGTCTAACTTGTGCCCAAGGATGTAGTCTATGATGCTGGTTGAGATGCCAAGGTTAAATGCGTGCTGACTGAACGACTTGCGGGCTGAGTAATAGATGAGATTCTTAATGCCTGTTGCCTCAGCGAGTTTTGGCATATAGTAGGTTAAGAAAGCATGATAATTATCCTTCGCCTGATACTTGTTGGCTTTAATGCGCCCATCAGGACCTTTCAGCCTTTCAATGATAGGCTTCGCTTCTTCAGGAATCTCGAACTCTACGAACTTGTTCATCTTAGCGCGACGCTCAGTTTTAGTCCTAACGTACCTCAGGATGTCAGGACTCTCGTTGAAGTTGATCTTGAGCATATCTATAATGTTGATGCCACCGAGGTAGTATGATAGCATGAAGAAGTCCTGACACTTCTTCATTTTGCTGTTGCTTGGCTGGAAATCGCGGATAGTGCAGATGTCCTCAACAGTAAGCCATGAATCGCGGGCTTGTTTCTCCGGGGTATGATAGCCCATGAATGGGTTAATGCGGTATTGAACGTAGCCACATCTCACGGCATATAGCGAGAGTACCCTGAAGAATGTCATACGGTCGGCTATAGTGGACGATTTAAGATTTTGAGAACGGAAATACTTGTCAAGGCCAAGAACGGTAGCGTGGGTGACATTCTCCATCAACATATTTCCATTGATGTATTTGGCGATGGCGTTCCAATTCACGCGATATTGGCTGGTAGTGCTGGGTTGGGCGGAAGAGTTCTCTATGTATTCTTCGAAGATGGATTGACAAGTGCGATGTCTATATCTATCAGAGTTCTTCATCTGATAGATAAGCTCGGCACACGTCAGGCCCTCGATGTAGGGAAGCTTGTCGATTGCTTGTTGATACTTTTGAAGTTCCGCGCGGAGCAGGGTGTTCTTCATCGCTGCATCCGGACGTTTGACGACCTGACCATTCTTGAACTCCTTATCAGAGTCAAGGATGATGGAGGTCAGAATGTACCGCGTTTCACCATTGTGGGCGAGCGCGATTCGGACTTTGTGTTTCCCGCCTTTCAGAACTTTGGCGGGAACGACAACGGGTGTTAATGTTGCCATGGTGATACGTAATTTTTGGACAATAAATCGGAAATGTTTTTGGCTTTTTCGACAATTTTTCGACAATAGGAAACAGTCATATATGACCGTTTTTTCCTTTCTTTACTAAGAAAACCCGCTGAAGTTCAGTTATTTGTGAATTTTATTTGATATTTTTGGAAACTATTCTTATTTTTGTGTAAATATCTCTTAACTCTCTGGAAATAACCAACTTTGGGGCTGATTAGAAAATCTTCCGACAATAATTCGGAAATGTTTACCTCTGTTTGTAGGAATATTTGTAGACCCACCAATCATCTGATTGGGCCTCATATTCGAGTTTGTAGAGCCTCATTTGGTCTTCAGTTTTGGACTTAACGACCTCATCCTCTGACTTAGTTAGCGTTCTTCTGGTACCGCCGGTTGATGTTTTGTGAACAGCCCATAACTGTTTGGTGACGTCCCAATCATAGACACCATCCGGCTCGTCGTTGCCGTCACCGCAAGCGGTCAGCACCGGAACCAGCGCGAGCATGAAGAAGTATAGTAGTTTCTTTTTCATAGTTTATATGTTTATGCCATTTCGATAAATGCGTTTTTCTCGACGTTGAAGATTGTCAACCTCAACGCCGTTAATCCTGTATCTTCATCCCTGCCCATATCAAGCCAGAGAGGTTTCCACAGTCGAGAAAATAAACCTTTGATTAAGAACGTAACATCCTTACTCGTGATATTGCCTTCGCCTAATTTCGTTTTCCCGAATGTTGAGGTACAAGCTGCTACGAACTCATACATCTCTGGAGAGAATCTCTTTGTAAACGAAGTCATCTCCAGGTTATGAGAACCGTCTGATAGTGTCCAAGTTCTGATGGTGCGGAAGCATCCCAATTCCTTATCATCTTCAGAGACTATTATAGTGTCATCCTCTGATGATAGCAGATTCACAATATCCACTTTGAAGAAGTCTTTGAGTAGGGTGGGCTTCTTCTCAATCGGTGGTGGTGGAGGTG